AGCACCAGCACCAGAAGCAGCTGTACCAGCACAGAATCCAGAAGCACCAGTACCTGAAGCAGTACCAGAACCAAAGGAAACAGGTCCATCCAGAGAAGAAATTGAGGGAAAGATCAAGGGATTGAAAGAAAAACATGATAATGCATCTAAAGAAATTGGTGATATTCAATCACAAGTTGAAAAATTATTGAAAGAACAAATAGATGCCGGTAAATTATTGGAAGAATCTGATGCTAATATAAGTCGTTTAGAAGCTGAAAGGGATAAGATAATTGCTGAAATTCAACAATTGCAATCAAAGAAATCAGAATTACAGGGCAAATTACCAGAATATGAACAGCAATTGAATGTATTGAATCCTCAATTAGAAGAAAAGAAAAAGTTATTACAAGAAGTTGATAGTGAATTAAGTGCATCTGAAGAAGAATTCAAAAATATGCCTGGATCTGATAAAGAAATGGCACCCGAACCAGCTCATGAAACAACAGAAGATTTAAGCAATTTAATGGTTCCAAATAATGCCCCAGTTCAGGAAGCAGCAGCCCCATCATCTGATATGGGTCCATTACCAGAAACAGCTGCATTAGAAAATCCTGCTCCTGTACCTGCCTCTGCTCCCGCCCCAGTACAAGAAACGGCAACAGAAACACCTTCATCTGGTCAAGTAGGTGGTAATCTAGAAACTGCACACCTAGAGAAGAAAATACGTAATATGGTTTCGAATAAATCAAGAAGTAGAATTGTCAATATTAATGTGAAAGGATTAGATCAAAATGATACTGTAAGCTCATATCACTATAGACGATAAATAATTTAAAATCATTTTATAATTATCTACTGATAATATAAAATGGGAATTGAGAAGTTTTTCAATAGCATTAAGAAAGCCTACAATATTGTAGAGGATATATATAAACCATATAAACATCACTCATGTAATCATTTTTATGTGGATTTTAATTCAATAATCCATATTACTAGTAAAAATAAAGAAAACAGCGAATTAATTATCAAAGAAGTACTTAATAATGTCGAAAAATTAATCGAAACAAATCTAAAAACTAATGAATTAAAAACAATATATTTAGCATTAGATGGTGTCCCTTCCAAAGCAAAAATGTTAGAACAAAGACATAGAAGATATATTGGAGAAATGATGAATATCATTCAATATAAATTAACCAATAAATCATTATCATGGAGCAAAAATAATATAACTCCAGGAACATATTTCATGCATCAATTATGTATTGATCTTAAAAGTGAAGAATTTATACAAAGAATTAAAAAAATAGCTCCTAATTTGGAAGAATATATTGTTTCAGATGTTTATGAACCTGGAGAAGGAGAAAAGAAAATCATGGATCATTTAATGAAAAAGAAAATTAATCCAAATGATACAATCATTGTTTATAGTCCAGATGCAGATATGATATTATTAACACTATTAGCACCATTTCAAAATATGTATATACTTAGATATGATCAACAGTTATCCGAAGAAGATCCAGTATATAATTATATAAATGTGGGTAAATTAAAAATTACTATTGGTAATTATATCAAAACAGATAAATCAGTTGATTTACAAAGATTGATAGAAGATATTGTATTTATATTCACTATATTCGGAGATGATTTCCTTCCTAAAATACAGTCATATAATGTAAATAATGATATTGATATAATAATTGATCATTATGTTAAAACATTAAATGAAACGGATTATTTATTATACACTGATAATAGTGTAAAGAAAATAAATTATAAATCATTCCATACATTTCTCAATAATTTAGCAATTGATGAAGCCTATTATGTTAAAAGAAATTATTATCAACAGTTATATAATAACTATAATTACATACTAAAATGCATCAATAAATATATCAATAGGTATAAAACAACATATAAGTATGTGGATCATACAAATATAAAAGATTTTATTAAAGATTATAATTCTTCAAAAATACCCCGTTCAAATATAATGCCAAAAAAGATTGAATTAATTTATAAGACCTACAATATAAATGATTCATATCATAAAAAAGAAATTGAAGGAATGGATTCGTCTCAAAAAGAAATATATAAAATAGAAAAATTATTAAATCAATATAATGTTTCAAAACAAATATTTTCAGAAGATGATCCAGATAATTATGTTAAATATTATAAACGTTTTTTCGGCGATGCAAAGATATCTGATATTGTTTCAGAATATATTATAGGATTAACATGGATATTAGATTATTATTATAACAATAAAATGTATTCCGATTGGTCATATCCATATCATTTCTCTCCTCTAATAACTACTATAGTAAAGCATTTAACATCAGATTTTTTACAGGAAAGTCAGAAAATACTTTATAAAAAATATGCGAAATTAAGCACGCCAACACCAATAGAACAAGTTTTATTTATAACACCATTTGATATTCAAAATTTGGATTCAGATAAAAATTTATTACTATGGACCAATTTGATACCCACAATTTATTTGGAAAAGATTGTTAAATTACTAAAAAGTGGAAAATTAAAACAATATTATTTGGATATCAATGAGATTGCAATATCATTATTAAATGGTAAAATGACAAAACTCAATTGTGATGGCGCCCAATACATCAATAAATGCTGGTTTAAAAATTTATCCGATGATTATTTACCTCTAATAGATGAAGTAAGAAAAATAATACCTTTAAAAGATCAATTAGATATATTTAATAATAAAAGGGGTGGATCATTGGAACATATCATCAAATACAAATATTATAAGAAAAAATATTTAATGAACAAAGATATCAAATACAAAAATAAATATAAATGGCATAAAAATGAACTTAAAAAATTGATTTAAATAAATATTAGATTACCTAATTTACTTCTAAATATAATGTTCAAAAGTAAATTAAATGAATTCGCACAAAAAAATAATCTTGATTTACCAATATATAATACCACTCGATTAGGAGGAGATGATCATAATGCTGTATGGGTCACAACTATTAATTTTAACAATATGACTATTAAATCTGAACCAAATAAAAGTAAAAAGGATTGTGAGAATGAAGTTGCGAAAAAGATATATGATTCTATTTCCGAGAAAAAAATTCAAGAATATAAAATGAAAACATTAGATATGATTGATTTTACCAAATATAAAAATATCATGTTAATTGATGTTGAAAATGTTGATTTCAATTTAGATCCATTAAAATATGTTGACACATTATTTATATTATTTATGTCAAAAAACAGCACTAAAAGAAAAATGTTATATCTCAATGATAATGAAAATTGTTTAGTATTGATTACTGATAGCGTAATAAGTGATGCAAGTGATCATTATTTGACCTTTACTTTAGGACAATTAACGATATTATTAAAAAATATTAAATACTATGTTTATACGAAGGATCATTATGGAGCTATTTTAGAGAAATTAGTACCTAATCTTAAATTTATATGTTCATTAGATGAATTTATTTAAATTCATAATCACCGTAATTGGAATATATTTTTTTTATTCTACTTTGTAATTTTATTATTTTTTCTTCGCCAAAACTATATTTATTAATTAATAGATTCTTTAATTCATTATACTTTGGTCTCTCCCATTTAAAAGATGTTGGTGTTTTAACAACCGGATTCATAAAATATTCCCTAACTTTTTTATAATCAAATCGGTCCGGTATTTTAAGTTTATTTTCATTCTCAATTAATGACTCTATCGTTCCCCATTTCTTTATTAAATCCAATGCTCTTTTCATTCCAATACCTGGTATCGTATCATTGTAATCCGTCCCTAATAATATACACAAATCAACAAATTTTACATAAGTTAATTCTAATTCTTTCAAAACATCTTCTAGTACAATCTCGATTACGTGGTCAGTTTTGCATTTTTGCGGTGATAAATTTCGTATTAGTTTTTCAGCACCAAATGGTAATATATCCATATCCTCTGAACTCACCCCATATGCTAATTTATTTTTTGATAGATATGCACAGGTAACATCCGCTTCACCATCTGCTTCGATAAAGGGGACACCTAATAATTTTAATATCTCTTTACATTCATTCATTTGTTCATAAGTTATAGCGACACTTTTTTTAAATGATTTAATTTTTTCATCTTCATCTAATAATCCCGATGATATTTGATCTGATGCATTGGTTCTAATATCCTTTCTATTATTCAATACATTTTGTTTTAATTCAGGGGGAGTACCGTCGAAAACGAAGATTGGTCTTATTTTTGTTTCCAATAAACAGACTGCTTTACTTAATATACCATGAATGTGACTAGTTATTTTTCCATCTTTATTTTTTAGATCATTGCCAGTACTTCTAATAGCTATTACAAATTGATAGAGTATTATACTAGCATCAATAGCTATAGTTTTGTGGCTATAGTCGGTGAACAGTTTTTTTTTCATAGAATGAGGCGCTTTTTCATTAATCAATTTTTGCAAATTTTTAATTCCCATATAAATATATTTATAAAAATTATATTTATATATTTTTAGATATAAATTTCATCAAATTTTCCAATGTTCTGCCATCGTTAAATGTAACTACATTCTTACCAATTAACTTTATTGTCGGAAATCCTTGAATATCAAATTGATCACTCAATGATTTATATTTATCTGCATCAACTTTAATAACATTTATTTTCATTTTACCATTTTTAACTTTATCCTCCATCTTATCCCACGTCGGCAAAAACTCCCTCGAAAATTTACACCAATTCGCATAAAATAATACAATTGATGGTAATGATGCATCATAGAGTGCATCGCCTATACCACTAAAAAGATTGTTACCATCTCCACCAAACATATTATATGATTCATTTTCAACTTCAATCACTATTGGAACCAATGGAGGTGGATATGCCTGTCCAATTTCATTTGCAGTTCTTTCTAATTGTTTATCCAATGAAGATAATATTTTTTCTGTATTAGTTACTAGAGCACTATAGACACTTAATTGATAATATAGTTTTGGTTTAACATCTGTTTCTTCATTTTCCTTTTTACATATTTTATTATTTAAATGAAATATTTTGTGAGTCATTTTTCCATGCAATGTTCTCATATGATATAATGTATTAATCATATTTCCAAAATCATTTTGAGATCTAAAATAATCAAAATATGAAGTTAGGATGAATAATTTATTAATAAGAAGTGTTTGACGATTCATATATACTTTATGTTGATATTTTTTTATTTAGTAATATATAATGTCTTCAAAAAATAATAAATGTAAAAGTAAATGTATTCCTCCTAATACTCTAGTTATTGATCCAATAACATTAACAGTTCTTCTACCTAAAACTACTGTTTGTTTTGTTGATCCATATTTTGATAATGACCAAATAGAACAATTAATTGAATGTGATAATGATAATAATGTTAGTACCGATATAAAAAATGATCCTTATTTGAGTTCAATTACTGCTCCGGATATAAACTTTAATTATGAAACATTTCTACGTGTTACATATAATATAAAATCATTTGAAGAAAGTATCAAATGGGGATATAATAATTTACATCTTCCAAGAAGAACATTTGATAGAGTTTTTAATTGTTCATTTTATGTATATATGGATGAAGTTAAGCATTTAATGACGGAATTGACTAATATACTAACATTATATATTAAAACGTATTCAAATAGTGGGAAAAAAATGGAGGAAAGTACTATAAGACAATATATTAAGGATTCGATAAAAATGTTAATGAGTGAATATCATAAAGAAATGGATATTTCATATATTAAAAAAATAAGGAAATACTTTAAATTTTATATCACTAAAAATATATAGATTAATGACAATTCCATTGAGTAATATAACCGTTCCTGATATAAAATTCACTCAATTAATCCCCGCACCATATTTAATTGATACCACGCTACCACAAATTGTTGTTCCTAAGATTAATAACTCGGGGAATACCACTGTTGTAGATACTTTCGTTATTCCAGAAGGAACATTAATTCCTTTGAGCAAAATAACTAGTTACTATGAATATCAAGATATCGGTAGTGACCCAAATCTACGCGATAAAATGATTAAATATTATTATCAACATTTTGCAGATAAATGGCTGATCACCGATTATAGAGATTTACTAAAATATCTCATTGTTAAAGGAGGAAAAGTTCATTTGATATCTAAATTGAGTGAATATAAATCTCAAAGCGAATCTGATAAAGACCGCCGAATGAAAGTAGAATATATTTTAGAAAATTATCTAAATAAATCATTCCTTAAACGAATGTTAAATAAATATGTTGAAAAGAAAAAGAGTGCATGGGCTAATCTCTATGAACAAAAAGATTCAGTTAAAGAATTTATATATAAGAAAGTTAAAGAATCAATTAAAGAAAATATCAATCACTAAATTATTATACAACATATTTTATCTTTGATAATTATTTCATTTTCGGATATAGTATCTGGACTATTTAATAATTCATTTATTTCATCAATTACTTTTATGTCTGTTTCTTCTGAAATGAATATATCCTTATTTATTTCATAAGGCTCATCCTTTACTAAATCACGCGGAATATGCGATGCACTTTTTAAAAATAATCGTCCTTGGGAATCACTGACTGAAGTCATACCTGTTTTATATATAGGATTATATAATTTATTTTAAAATCAATTTTTCTGCTTGTATGAAATGATATAAAGACATATATTCATTTATATTTACCAATGTCTACACAAAATATTACTACAGAATATTTAGATTATCAAGACAAATACCAATCAATATATGGTGAAAATACCATAATTCTAATGATGGTTGGTGGCTTTTATGAGGCATATTGTACAGAGAATAGAGGATATGATTTAGCGAAAATAGCTGATCTTCTTAACATCAAATTAACTAAAAAGGAAAGAGCGAGTGAAGTTACAATTTCAAATCCATATATGTTAGGATTTCCGATAGCTGCATTACATAAATTCCTTAAAGTATTAATTGAGAATGGATATCATGTTGTGATGGTTGATCAAGTTACTCAACCTCCAAAACCAAAAAGAGCAGTAACACAGATATATTCCCCTGGAACATATATTGAGAATGTATCATTGGATAACAATAATATTGTATCAGTGTATGCTGTTGAAGAAAAACAGAAATTGGGCAATGTATTATTCTGTATTGGATTGAGTGCGATTGATTTGAGTACTGGATCAAATGTTGTTTATGAAGTATATTCAACCAAAGAGGATGAAAATTTTGCATTAGATGAAACAAATAGATTTATAAATACATATAATCCAAAGGAAATAATTATAACTCATATTACTGTTGGTAAAATGACAGAAGAGGAATTGATTGCATATTTGGAAATTAATGATACTCCATATAATTATAATACAGTTGTACCCAAGAATTGTAATCGAATAACATATCAACAACAGTTTTTAGGAAATATATTTGATAAACAGTTATCATCAATTGAATATTTAGATTTGGAACTTATAAATTATGGAAGAATGAGTTATATTTTGTTATTACAATATGCAATTGATCATAATATGAGTATATTGAAAAATATAAACAGACCAACACGATATCAATCAAATAAATATATGAATCTTGGAAATAATGCAATGTTTCAATTGAATATTATTGACAATAATACAGCTCAATCTTCAAAATATAAATCATTATTTGATATCGTTAATATGACTACTACTCCAATCGGTAGGAGATTTCTAAAAGATTCATTATTAAGTCCATTAATAGATGAAAATAAATTAAATCAAAGATATAATGCAATTGATAGATTAAGAAAGGATAAATTATTTAGTCAGATAGAAGAAGAATTAAAACCAGTATTAGATATTGAAAGATTACATCGAAAAATAGGACTAGGATATTTAAATCCGAGTGAATTTGATAATATACATTATAGTTATATACATATTAGGAATATAATCAAATTGGTGGAAGAATGTGATGAATTAAAAATTTTAATTCCTGAAAATATAAAAAATAATCAATTAGATAATTTTATAACAGATTATACTGAAAAATTAGAATTGGATATGATGAGAAACTATTTGATAAATGAAATTGATAATAGTATTTTTAAGAAGAAAGTATATCCCAATATTGATAAATTACAGAGTCAGATAGATAAATCAATGAATATTATGAAAAATATAGCGATTAAATTAAGTTCATTAATTGGTATCGTGAATTATTTTGATACAACAGATACTGATGTAAAATTAGTAGAATCAGAAAGGGACGGATATTATCTTCAAACTACTAAAACTAAAGCACTTAAGATTCAAAATATATTAAAGGAACAACAAACTCTTGACATAGATGAATTAACGATTGATGTAAATGACATAGATATCATACATAGTAAAGGTAAAAGTTCAGTTAGTAAAATCTATATACCAAAGATAAAAGAAATTTCTGATAATCTCATTGATTTGAGAAACGAGATGAAGTATGTTGTTAAAGAACAATATGTCAAATTATTATTTGAGTGGTATGATAAATATCAAAATTTATTTAATAGTTTGGTATATTTTGTTGGATTAATTGATTTCCTAAAGTCTGGAGCAAAAGTAAGTATATTAAATAAATATACTAAACCTATTATTAAAACATCTGATAATGCATATATTAAATGTGAAAAACTTCGACATCCAATAATTGAAAAATTAATTAACTCTGAATATATACCACATGATTTAATATTGGGGAAAGATAATATGGTGGGTATTTTGTTATATGGAGTTAATAGTTCAGGGAAAACAGCTATAGCAAAAGCCATTGGATTAAGTACAATATTAGCTCAAATTGGATATTATGTGCCAGCAAAATCATATGAATATTCGCCGTTTGAAAATATATTTACTCGCATATCTGGAACTGATAATTTATTCAAAGGATTATCCTCATTCGCTATGGAAATGCTCGAATTACAAGCAATATTAAGAAGATGTGGTACAAAGAGTTTAGTATTAGCTGATGAATTATGTCGTGGGACGGAGGTGGAAAGTGCAAATATTATAGTTTTAGCAATAATAGAAATGTTATCTAAAACGAATACATGTTTCATATCAGCTACACATTTACATGAACTATATAAATTTGATCGATTTAAAAATATAAAAAATGTTAAATGCTTTCATTTAGATGTTGAATTTGATGAGGAAAATGATAGATTAGTATATACGCGTCATTTATTACCTGGACCTGGGAAAGAATTTTATGGATTGACAGTAGCGAAGTATTTGATTCACGATAAATCGTTTATTGACCTTACCAATACAATAAAGAAGGAACTAATGGGGGACTTTAAAACCAGTATATATAATAAAGATCTGATTGTAGATAAATGTGCAATTTGTTCTCATATTCCAAAGAAAGGAGAAATACCATTACAAACTCATCATATAAAGGAACAACATACCGCAGATGAAAATGGTTTTGTAGATGATCATTTGCATAAAGATGAGTTATGTAATTTGGTAGTATTATGTGAAAAGTGTCATGATATGGTAGATAATCCCAAAGATGGTAAGAAGTTATATATCTATGGATATAAAGATACATCAAATGGGATGGTATTAAATTGGGAGATAAAGGATTTTGTTAAAACGAAGAAGACGGATAATAATATTGTTAAATTAGTGCAAGAATTGAAAGGGAATAAATTGTCACAATTAAGAGTAAAAGATGTATTAAAATTGCGAGGGATAAATATTGGTATAAATGAAATACGTAAAATGTGGAATGTTGAGACTATTTAACTTTCTCAAATAAATTCTTTTGAATATTCATTGCCGGAAATATACCATATAATGAGTTGGCTGTATCTGGTGACACGATCATAGTATTAATCTTGCTGAATGAATCAGTTTCTAATTGTCTAGTTTCATATTTAAATAATTTATCATTCTTTTCATACATTTCAGCTCTTTGTTTAGAAAGTTCTAACAATAGTTTTTGTTTATTGATTTCAATATCAATTAACATTTTTTGTTTATTGATTTCGATATCAGTTAACATTTGTTGTTTTCTAATTTCTGCATCATTTAACATTTGTTTACCTTCTGCTTCGGCTTTTGTTTTCGCTAAATTACCTTCAGCTGTTAATTTATCTGCTTCTAATTTACCATTTGCCTCCAAAATGCTGGCTTCTTGTTTCGCTTTTGCTGCAGTAACGGAATTTTCGTTATTCTGTTGTTGAGTAATATGGGCAACTGTTGCATCTTGTTTGGCTTTAGTTTGTGCAATATTAAATTCTTTCGGTAATAGGGCTTCATCAACACGAGTCTTAGTGTTTTTCAGAGAAAATTCAGCCATTTTCTCTGAAATTCTTGAATCTAATATTTTAGGTGTCTCTATATTCAATCGGACTAACTTTATACCGTATTTTGAAAAATCTTCACATAATTGATCTTTAACTCTATCCTGTAAATGTTGATAGAAAACCGAGGAAGATGATTGAACATCCGTAATTAAATCTTGTGTTTGAGGAGGTTGCTTAATTTGGGAAGCTTGACTCTTATTTGTTTGAAGAAAGTCACTGGAAGTCGCTGATTGAATTACCATTCCCATATCTGCAACAACTAGATTTTCAATATGCGGAACAATTTGATCAGGATTTAACTTTTTCAACGTAGCAACTGGATCATCTATTTCATATACTACCAATAATTTAACACCTATTGGTAGACCATCACTGGTACGAAATATTTCATAATTAATATTTTCAGCATCGCCTTCTTTTTTCCTTGCTTCTCTAGTTTTCTTACTTGGAAATTCAATAGTTTGAATATTAGTTGGCACTGATTTATCATATACTAAATGATTTGGATTAGTTATTAAAATAGGTTTGTTATCATTGGATGGAGGATGTACAGTAAGTTCCCCACCATTATATGATACTAGTACGGTTCCAGTACGAGGCATTAATCTTTTGATTGATCCATGTATTATTTTTTCGTCAGTTGCATCATGATATAATATCTCTTTTCCTTCAGATATTTTAGTTTCTAATCTAAAAGTTGCATCATTAAATATAATTGGTTCATCGGCTGCTTCGAGTATTTCGGGTATTGGTCCTTTCCAAATTGTAGCAACATTTCCTTTAGGTAATTGAAGAATATGATAGTTTCCATGCCTAATATATGGTGTATTTAATGAAACCATATTATTCTTTCGATTAAATGCAAAAATAGCTTGTTCAAACACATATGGGTTTTTTTCAGGTGTTAAAAAATAAGGAGTATTATTTATATAAATCATTGCCACAAATCCAGGCTGAACACGAATAATATGATAATTTCCATGAGTAATATATATTTGATCTATTGGAACAAGATTTTCATCTTTGATTTCTCTCATATTTTGATCATGAATAACATGAGGTCCAGGTCCTAATAAGATTGGAACATTTCCTTTCATTCCCAAAGCAATTTTACCAACAGGAACATTGATAACATAACTACCGTATGCACCGTAGAATAATTTTGTTTGTTCAAAATATCCTAAATTCTCTGGCTTATCTTTTATGTTTGGAAAATATTTCAAACGATATTGTTTATTACTTGGTTTAACAAGTTCAGGTTGTTTATTTAATGCTACCAAACGAAATTTATCTGGGTTGAATCTTGTACCAATAACCGATTCTGTCATTATAGTTTTACGCCCTAAATTAAACGCATCAACTATATTCTGCATTTGTACTTGAGAATCTTCATTGTATAAAGTAGAAGGTATTACAACTTTATTAAAATCAACTAAAAATTCGGATGGATCGGTTAATGCCTTTAGACGTTTAATAAATTTATTTTTTGGTGTAATTACTGGATATAAATCTGTCATTCTTTTTTTTAAATATTTTATAAAATCATAATTTCAATTCATTTATATTTCAATTTTTTATATTTAGATTTATTTTTTTTATCATTTAGTATATATAAATATGTGGTATAAAGCAGTTATCGTTGCAGTTATATTTTGGCTCGTTAGTATGAAGGCAGTTTATGATCTAACCAATCAATATATTGGTGGCACCGAAGATGCAAACGGATGCCCAAATAACAAAGGTATTATTATTCATGCCGTAGTAGCTGGTGTTTTATTCTGGGTAATTTGCTGGTGGATGCACGGTTCAATGCAGCAATAAACGATATAAATATATCAAGTTGTAATATATTTATATGGAATTTGATAAATATGTTAAAGATAGAGATAATACATTTGAATATTTTAAGAATAATAAAAATAATCTTTACATAATATTTGCTCCACAATATAAACATAATGATTTGAATTTATCTAAATATGATAGGAGATATCTTAAATCAAATATTTTTTGGATGATTTATGATTCTAAAAATGATAATCAAGCATATCAGATATTTTCTAGTGGTAAAATTCATACAAATAAATTAGATTATTCAATTGTATTAAAGAATTCAAATAATACAAGTTATCAATTAGTGAGAACTCAAAATACTATAACAATAAAAGGTAAATTTGGAATAAACACATTTACTAAAACTAATCAATTAGATATAAATGGAATTCATTTTAATAATTATCCAATTAAAAGAAGAATTATATTCTGTGCTGAATTACATTCAAAATTAAATTTATCTTTTATATCCAATCCTTCATATATTTTAGTAGTTGCGAATCATCCAGAAACACATTTTATACCCGAAATATCAATTTATATAATTAATACAAAAAAATGGCAAGTTATGCAAATTGAACATCAAGGGGTAACCATTAAAGGTAATCGTAATCAAACAAAAACAGAATTCAATACATCTGTGGGTCAATTTTCCTATGCCAGAAATCATCTATCATTAACTAAAAAAACTGATTCCAAATGTATGTTAAATGATACTGAGATTGATACAATTAACTATCAAGAATATCCTGATATTGTTTCTCTATTGAAAGATAAACATTTATTGGATGATATTGGTGTAAAAAAAGAACTGTTGTTATAAAAACCCTAGGGGTAATAAAAAAATTGACCACTAAGGGTAATTTTTTTAATAAAAAAATTGACCACTAAGGGTAATTTTTTTAATAAAAAAATTGATTATTTATCATTATATCAAATATAATAATATACCAAATTATATGGAATATACATCCAATATTTTCAGCAATTGTACACATAAAACTGGAACATGTACAGCTGCATGCATATTGTATGGAACAAACTTATTAGATAATTTTTATGATGAATGTGGTGAATGGGAACGGAATATTAAAATGACATATAAGCATGATAATTTGGCTGATCCCCATAAAATATATGAAAAATTAATTGATAATGAGATCATAAGAAATCCAGATACACTAATTGAAGTTATTACGAAAAATTATATTAATTTTAATCTAGTAGAGATATTATCTGATATAGACATAAATACTAATCAACCGACAATACTTATAATAACACAACACAATCATTCAATATTGATATTTATAAACAATGAAATAGAAAAATACTATATCCGTGATCCACATATAACTAGACAATTTAATTTCGATGATCCTATAGTATTCATGAATCATATAAAACAATATTATAATATGGGTAATGAATATAATATTATGATATTTGTTAGTCATAAAAATGATGATGTTACTGAAATTAATTTAAGTGATGATATATTTAATACAGAAATTAAATCAATTGATATTAAAAAAATTGCAGACTATTGGTATGATCAAATGATAGAGGAAAAAATACCATATAATGAAATCGTTAATACTGTTAATAAAAGATTGTCTGATGCCGTAAAAATAAATAAATTCACTGAAATGGATAAGGAAAAAATATTAAATCTCCTAAAAGAAATCATAATTAAAAATGATAAACTCGAAGACCAAATTTTCGATAATATATTATGTAATTCATTTTTAGATGATAAATTCGATAAAGAACTTGCAGAAGGTTTATTACAGGTAAATTTAAATGAATTAATTATGGATAATAAGATAAGTATTATAGTCAAAGATAAATTATTAAAATCAATAAAAGAAAAGATAGAAGAATGTTATAAATCCGTGAATCATCCTATTACTCCTCAAAAAGTGGAAACTGCAACAAAATTGGATTCATATGAATCATTTGGGGGTTCATATGAATTATTTGAAAAACAAAATAAAATATATGAAGAATTTGTATATAAATTTCACAAATATCAAGCATTGGAATTAGAAATGATATCAGATTTTGTCCGAAAGAGAGCAGATGACCTTGGAAAAGAAGCTACAGAAAGTTTACAGCTATATGATTTAGTAATGAAACAAATTAGGATTTATTGTAATATATCTAATATTGAATTATATTCCACACCCCAGACTTTTATTAAAAGTACTGATGAATTAGTTGATATAATATATCAACAATTTAAAATGGGAACTATGAAGAATGAACCAATAGATGGAATAGATGCTTGGGTTAGAAAAAGAGCTAAAAGTATTGGCAAAGGAGATAAACAAATATCAGACATATATAATTCAGTAATTAAAAAAATAAGGGATTATTATAATTCGGAGACTGGTATTGACTTATACTCGCCCGATAAATATCAAAATTCGACTCTAGTTGATCAAATATATGATGAATGTATGAAAATATATAGATCTAAATTATTAGATAGTAATCAAAATAAAGATGCTGTTCTTAAAAATATACAGATCCATGCTACAAGTATAATACAATCATTGAATTTAACAGCTGAGGTTTCAAATAAGATTGTAGAGGATATTTTAAATAAAGCATTATCTGAAATAAAGATAGCAGAATCTTCGAAAGTTCCTGAAAAAAAGTCGGATTCATATAACTTATTGGAAATCAGTGATCAAATATATTATGATTTTATAATAAAATATTCCGAATATAGTGTATTAGATTTGGAGATAATATCAACTTTTGTCAAAACAAGAGCATATGAATCTGCAGACAAAATCATAGAAATTACAGATATATATAATTCAGTAATGGCAAAAATTAATGAATATTGCAAAAAATCTAATATTACTACATCCAAAAAAGGATATTGGAATTTAGAAAATGAATTAATATTTACTGATTCTTAGACTTGAGTTCTTCTATTTCCTGTTTTAATTGTTTGATAACAGCTAAACATATATATGTTACATCTGCATTATTAATATAATTTATATCATCAACTTTATTGGTTGTAAATAATTTATCGCCAAATAGTTCATTAAATATATTCGCAGATGTACCTAATCTCAGTTGTTTAGTTTCGTCATTTTTATATTTATATGTAATTACTGGTAGTTCATCTATTTTTTCATAAATTGATTTAATATCAACAGCTTTAATATCTTCTTTCATATTTGTATCTGACACAGTTACCCAACCATTGCCACCAGTTAATAATTGAACTCCTGTTGTTAATGTTGTGTTTGTATAAAAATTATATCCATTTTGAAATCTACATTGCATTTGTTGATTATTAACTGAATTAAATACTGTTGATGTTTGATCTGTAAATTGTATACATCCATTATGTGTAATTGAATTCATACTGCCAAATGCATAACTGTCTTGGGCTGTACTAGTAATAGTATTTCCGTTACCGCCTATAATAGTTACTCGATTAGTATTGCCAAGGATATTATTATTATTTCCACCAATTATAGTTCCTAATGTTGATGTAGATGTTGCATTGATATTTCCAATATTATTGGTTGATCCACCAATTATGGTATTAGCGGTGAATGTGCCGCTATTGGTTATAATGGCTGATCCAGTGGAATTATATATTCCGCAAAGTGAATCGCTTTCAATACTGCTATTATATGAATTATTTATCATACAGTATTGTCCCGTTGATGATAATTCATTATTATATCCACCTATAATCATACCATATTGTGTATTATTTGTATTATATTGTCCACCTAATGCAACTGCATTGGATCCAATAACAGTATTATTTTGTCCAGCTATTATTGATGAACTTGATGCAAAATTTATTATTGAACATGATGATGAACCAATTATCGAATTATAACTTAGTGCTGGTTGAGTAGATGATCCAATAACACAACTACTTGATCCAATTAATGTATTATTTTGGGGTGTGAATCCATATGTATTATTCGTATTTATCGTCGAATAAGAACAATTTAATATAGCATGATTCGATCCAGTTGATGTTGTCACAATTCCATTATTGGTTAAACTAGAACTAATGATAGATCCAAATGATCCAGCTGTAATTGTTGCACTAGATGATCCTAAAATGATATTTGCGGAGGAATTGATGGTATTATTTGATCCTAATATGATACCGCTGTTTGGTGCATTAATACATGAATTATTTGTTCCATTTATTATTATTGAATTAGATGACCCTATCAAACTATTCGTGGAACCGCCTATAATATTTGCTAATGATGTGGTTGTTCCTGTTACACTGGAACTATTAGATCCACTTATAGTAGATGAAACTGAATTAATTATCATATTATTATTTTTTAAAGAACCGGCAATAGAGTTATCATTAAAGGTTGCATTATAAGATGATATTGATGTTGCACTAATTGCCGGTGTTATAGTTGTTGCGGTAGGATTGGATGAAGTACCAATACTATTAATTATACAATTACCACCAACAAAAGAAGAAATACTGCTAGTCGATCCTCCAATTATAATACTAGATGGAGATGTCATAGAATGACTAGTTCCTCCGATAATAAAACTATTAGATCCAAAAGTAGATATTGTCGGTGGGGATACTGTTCCAAGATAAAAAGATGATGTTTCGCCAAATAATTTCATAAATGGTGTGGAGGTTGTTTTTGCAATAGCTGTATAATCAATATCGAAATAACTTGATGTTGTTGAAATATTTGATGTCAATTGCCATGCACCACAACTTGAATCTATTTTATTATCCGTTCCATTATTATAATAATTGAAACCAATTAAAGATATTCCTGCTGGTGTTTGTTCTTGAATCACCATTGTTCCACGATTCGGTGTTCCGTTTGGTGCCCCAAAATAATTATAGTTATTTCCAACTCCTGATGTACTTATTGTACTGAATCCAAATGAATTAACATTTGTAATACTACTATTATTGAAATTAATTGTTCCACCACCTGGATTAAGGGATAATGTTCCAACTGGATCTATTGTTAAATTACCAGTTGATGCAATCGATGATGTAGTTATTCCTGTGAATGAAGCGGTTCCACCATTAGTTATATTAGAAGAGCTTAAATTAATATTTCCATTAGGACTTATAATTAATCCGGCGGTAGATGTTATTTCAGCTAAATTAGTTATTTCATTACCCCCCATATTTAAGTTACCAGTCATTGCGCGAGTTCCGTTAACTAATAGATATTGTAAATGATCATCATGGGATAATCCCGATAAACTAGCATGCACTATCGGCGTTGCAGGAGAAGAAAACAATTCTGTAAAGCTCAATGATGTCGTATCCACTGTAATTGGATTGGGTGTAATTAAGACCCATGATGTATTCGCATAAACTGTTCCAGCTTCTATAAATGTATACATGCCATCTACAACTGGACCACTAGGTGTGCCATTCGCATCACTTGATCGTTGTAAAACCCAAGAGGATGAAGCGCTGCCTGCATTAGTCACGACATATATACCTTCATCTACTCCATTGGTGGTGCCAAAACTATCGACTAATATTCTATAATTTGTACTAACAGCAATACCATCAACAGTTAACGCACCATTTCCAACTTCTGTTAATGTTTTACTTGAACCAGATCCAGAAGTAGTATATGATCCTAATGATGCAGCAGTTTTCAAATTACAGGCTGCTTTAATAGTTAATCCGGCTGCAACACTATCAACATATCCTTTATTAGCTGCATCAGTTGATACGGACGGAGTTGCTAAATAATTTATTTGATTACTGCCCATATTTAATGCACCGGACATAGCACGGGTTCCATTGACTAATAAATATTGTGTATGATCATCATGAGATAAATTAAGTAAATTGCTATGAGATAGCGTTCCGGCGAATGAAGTAGGAGTAGTATACGTTAGAGTTGTTCCATTAGATGTTAATACATCCCCAGATGCACCAATAGATAAAGGTACGAATTTAGTTCCATTACTGACTGGTATACTTCCTGCAGATCCTGCTCCACTGATATTGGTGATTGATATCATACTATCGACATATGCTTTATTAGCTGCATCAGTTGAAACTAATGGAGTTCCTAAATTATTAATCAAATTGCTATTCATATTTAGATTACCAGTGAATGATGCTCCAACAAAGGTGGGGGCAGATGTTAGCGTTATATTTGCAAATGTTGGACTAGATATTGTATTTATATCTTGAGGTAATGATAGTGTCGGATTTCCATTAACTCCACTTCCATTCGTAACAATAACTTGATTAGATGATGATCCGACTATAGTTCTCCCTGTAAAAGTTGATGTTCCAATTTGAGTAAGTAAACCATTGGTATTATAACTGGATAAATTATTTAAAGTAGTACTTTGTAGTTGAAATGCGGTCCAACTTAAATTTCCAGCTCCATCAGTCGATAATCCATAGTTACTATATCCTGCAGTTGTTGGTAAATATAAGGTATATCCTGAGCCGGTTATAGATGCTGGTGCTTTTAATCCAATAGATATGGAATTGGTTGTATCAAAAAACAATATTTGATTTTGATTATGTATTGAAGTAGGTCCATTGATTGATAATGTAGTAAGAGTTCCTAATGTGTTGATGGATGGTTGATTAGATGTTAATACCGTTCCAGTAAGATTACCAGTTACATTTCCAGTAAGATTACCAGTAAATGTAGAGTTGACGGTATTAAAAGTAACATTATTGGTTGTATTTAACGATTGATTAAACACTGTACCACTTACAGATACCCAACTTAAATTTCCAGATCCATCAGTTGCTAATACCTGATTAACTTGTCCAGTTCCATTAGGGAACGTTAAATTATATGATGTTGCAAGAGAAAAGGGACCATTTAATCCGACATATGTGCTACCATTTACAGTTGCTTCACCTAATCTAAGTTGGTTTTGATTGGATATAGCGAGTGGTCCAGACATAGAATCTCCAGTTTTATTAACTTTATTATTCAAAGAAGTATTAATAGTATTATAGGTACCTTCTAATGTAACGACTCTTGTATTAAGGCTATCAATCAATCCATTAATTTGTAATAATTGTTGTTGATCCATATATATACAACCTTATAATTTATTTACAGAAATAAATAAATTATAAAATAATTATAGGTCTGAAACTGAAAGATCTAATGCCATAATTGTTGGCGATACAGTATTCTTCTTAATCACAAATCGAGTATCTTTTTTAGGTTTGAAACCATTCTCTGACATGGTGTGAATTAATTCATCAATCACATTATTGGGTTTGAATGCGTTTTTAGTAGGAATTGGACGTCCTTCAAATGCTGATCGTTTATGGAAATCCAATAGTTTTGATTCAAATTCTTTCATTACAAAGTATCCCAAATACTCATTCTTAGATTCAAACTCTTTAGTTATGCCCAACCATCCAGCGATTTCTTTTAAGGATGTTGTTTTCTTATATACGTTAATAGAATTATCAGATCTGACTAAATACATTCCATCTTGAAGTTTTGTTAAATCAACTGGTTGATCTTTAAATGCGTTTTCAGATTTCTCAATACCCTCTTTTAAAACGATTAAGTCTTTAGCAATCTGAGTCATCTTGTCGGTTGCTTCTTCGAGAGTGTAGGCGAAATCCTTGACTTGAATTTCCTTGTCATTAACTGTTTGGTAATAGATAATGTACATTTTTTAATATACTAGTATATTAGAAATAAATTCTATAAGAAAAAATAAAATCAATTTTTTTGCTTTTATTTGTGCTTATATAATATTGCATTTATTTACGAGATCCCTTTCTTGAGGCTTTTCTAGATCCTTTACGAGAACTCTTTTTAGTTTTTGAATATTTAGTACGATACATTGCTTGCATATATTTAACATCATTATCTAAAATTTTGTAATCATTCAAATAGGGTTGTCTATGCATATTTTTACGATAGGTTCTTAGAACGACTAATCTTTTAAGAATTGCTAATGGATTTTCATGTTTAGCTGCTTTTCTTAAAGCTGTGCGTCTCTTGTCAGTTGTTTGTTCTAAATTATATCCATATCTTTTTAGTTCCATATTTTTATCTAAAGGTATTTTAACTTTTTTAGACATTATATATATAATTTAAGGTGAAAAAAACTATACAGCATTCAATATTTGCAATACTCCATTTTTTAATGATTGTTTAAATATTTTCCGCAATTTAATTACATTGCCATCAACCGTTTTTAATTTTCTAGTTTTGCCTTTCATATATTTTTTTAAATCATTGATATAAATATGCACCATGTCCATTGTCTCTAAATATACTTTTGGAGTTTTTGCATTCAGTAATAATTTATTTCTATTTAAAATATATTTTTCTTTAGTTAATCCATTTTTCATACCATAATATGTTCTAAAAATATTTTTCTTAACTGGAGTATCGATGTATTTATATTTGGACATTCTTTTGGCTGATATTTTAACCATTTTCGCCGTTTCCTCATATAATTCCCTAGATGCCGCTTCATTTGGTTTTTCATCATTATCTATCTTTCCACCTGGTATAGTATATACAAATCCTTCTTTACGAAGAAGCATTCCAAATAAAATAATTGCAGGCATTGAAACTCCATCTTTTTTGTAGTTTTCGATAATAAGAAATCCCGCGCCAATTATCATTATATTATATAATGATAATTTTTATGCAACTGCAACTTGTGACACATTTTTCTTTTGTGCTTGTTTTGCTGCCATTTTAGCTAATTTATCAGCTTCTTTATTTCCATACCATTTAAACCATTCTTCTGAATTTTTATCTTCCGGCTCAGGAATATGACTATTAACATGTTTAAAAACAACATTATTTAATTTACTTAAAGTGTATAATTTTTTAATTAATCTTAAATTTTCTATTTTCTTCTTCCAATCATTCTTTTCCCAATCCTTTGCATATTCAGTAATACATTTAATACAATACATACTATCACTATAGATGTATATCTGTCTCGTATCATTTGATTTTATTATACTCTCTATCGCTAATATCATAGCAGATAATTCAGCTACATTATTTGTAATTTTCTCTCCTGATAATATTTTAGATATATTTCTGGGATCATCTTTTGAAAAAAATACTCCCATACCACCAAATCGTGTATCATTACTATTGTTATTTAATGCGGATCCATCAGTAAATACACATACTTTGTCCATGTATATATAGTAAATAATATATTCTTATAATGATAATCAAATGGATATTACATAATAGCAAAAAAATTGAAATTTATTCTATATGTAATATCCATTTGATTATCATGTGGTTCTATGTCTTCTCTTCCTTTTTTTGGTGCTTATGGTAATTTAGAAATATTAGCAAGAATGTCAAATACTGTAAATGATAAATCCTCCTTTTCAGGAACTTCTACTCCTTGTACTTCTAATACAAAAACAACCTTATATTCCTGTCAAAATACTGGATCTTTCTCGACACGTTATGCTCAACGTGTTTCTACCACACCAAGCGAATATGGAAGTGTTCCAAAACGACGTTAATTTTTTAACCACCTCTCTTTTAAATACTCCTGTACATTCACTCTCTTGTTAGGATCATGTGTCAATGCTCTTAAAAGAAATTCTTCTATATCTCCTGCAACTTGGCTACTAAAGCCATGTCCGTCCATTAAAATTTTCTTGGGCGACAAATATTCTATGTTTTTAATACCACCAATATTATTCTTTTTGTCAAATAATGCTTTTCTTTCAGGTGCCTTGTTAATCATATAATCCGGAAATTTCCCAATTAATTGCTCTATCCAATATAAATGATGTATATCTCTCGATCTATCTTCATCTTTTTCTGGATCAAATAATATATCACCGGTTAATAATTCATAAGTCATACATGCAACTGACCATACATCAACACTAGTAGAAAATTTATAACCTAAAATAACTTCAGGAGCTCTATAATATCTTGTTTGAATTTCTCGATCACATGCATCCTCAATCTTATAGATTGAACCAAAATCTGCAATAACAATTTCACATTTATTAATATATTTATCATCAATAACTTCATCATATGTAAAATCATACATTTCATTTAATTTTTCCAAAGTTATTTTATTTGCTTTTTTTAATAAAGTGTATTTAAGCAACGAGAACTTTTTTTTATGACTTTTCTTCTCCAAATTTAAATCATTTTCATTTATTATATCATCTTTTAATTTATTATATATCTTATTAAAATCTATATTCATAAAACATTCAATCGTCTTTTCTATAGATCTTCTTAATCCTTTCACCAATATATTTTCTGGTTTTATATCACAATGTATTATTTTCATTTGATTATGTAATACATCCAGCCCTATTAAAATTTGTTTTATTATTGATTTCACCGTTTCTATAGGAAAACCATTTTCATATTTATCATCTTTCATAATATCATATATACTTCCAGCATATAACTCAGTTATTATACAAATATATTTCTCCCCATCATATTTCATTATAAAATGATCCACTAATTTAATTAAATTAGGACAATTATATTTCTTAATTTTCATCAATATATTTAATTCCCGCTCTCCTTCATCATAATCCTCATGATTATATATTTTTATTGCATAGAATTTTTGATCATTTTTATCAAAAGTTAACCATACTGAAGAAAATGCACCATAACCAATTTTTCTTATTAATACATATCTTTCATTTAATACTTCCCCGTAAAATATATCTCCATTACTAGAATAATCAACATCATCTTGAGATATAGATTCACTTTCTGATTCCATTATTTATATATAAATAAAATATGTTTAAGTATCGAAAAAAACATAATCATTATTAAATTCAATTATATTTCGTTTTTGATATTTGCTATCCATTTGAATAATCCTCGCTTTCATAAAATTACGTTGACTTAATGCTAAATCATATGCAGTAAATCCACTATTATTCTTAATATTAGGATTTATATTAGGATTTCTTAGAATAGTATTTATCATTGTACAATCATCATAAAGATGTAATGGGGTATTACCATTATTATCCTGGATATTTACATCAATATCCTTTCTTTTCATTAATTCCATCAGTTTCCTCCTATTACATTTATGTAATGCAGTTTCACCATTGTTATTTTGTATATTTGGATCTAATTCACTCTTTTCTAATAATATCGCAAGTGAATATGGATCATCGCAATAGTGTAAAAATGTGTTACCATCAAATGTTTGGTTATTTAAATCGATCCTATTATCCTCTAATAATATATATATCTTTTCTGTATTATGATCTATTAATGGAAACAATCCTTTTTTATTTCTAATATTTGGATTTGCCATTGGATGATCTAGTATTCTTTTTATTTTTCTATAATGCACATCATAATGAAATACAGTATTCCCATCATCATCTTGTATATTTGGATTAATATTCGGGTGATCCATCAATACGTCAGTTTCATAATAATTTGATTTAAATAATGCAGTTCTACCATCTCTATCTTGCCAATTTACATCTAATTTAGGATGTTTTATTAGAAATCCTAGTAAAATATGATTTCCATAAAATATTGGTGTTTTACCTTTATTATTGGGTATATTTACATCTATCGATTTATTATTCAACAATAATTTGTATTGGTCAGCATCTTTAACATGATGTAATGCAGTTTTTCCGTCACTGTCTTGTATATTTACATTGATATTTTCATGCTGTAATAGCAAACCTAAAGTATCAATATAATTTACAAGATGGATAGGTGCTTTTCCATCATCATTGAGGATGTTGGGATTTAAATCTTTCCTTTTAAGAATTGGTCTCAAAATATCATTTGGTTCATCTATATGTATATGTAATAAAGTATCATTCTCCTTTGTTCTAATATTAATATTTATCCTTTCATCCTCACATAATAAAGTATATGCCTCTATACTTTTAACATAAAATATTGGAGTTTTTCCATCATTATTTTTCATATTTACATCAATTTGAGGATGGGATAATAGTAATTTTATTAACTCTATATTATTATTAATGCATGCAAAATGTAATAATGTATTATTATTTTCAAATTGCTGATTGATCCATATTTTTCTGAATAATTTAATATATTTATTTAAATCACATGATGATATAAATATCTTTTTAATTGATAGCAATGTATTTATTGCTTTGTCCATATATGGAATGTAATAGAATAATGGTCATGGATTTAATTAATCAATTTTTTGCAAATTCTTCTATTATATCTGTTTTCTTCACTTTAACATATTCTTCTCCTAATTTACTCTTAATCTCATCTATTGTATCATTTAATAATTTAATTCCTTGCTCTTTATCCTTGGTTATACATGTTAATTTATAATTTGGAGATTTAACTATCACTATATCAACGTATGCATCATTGCAGTTTCCTTTGGCATATTTAAGTCCATGAATCATTGCATTTTTTGTATCTTCAATCCCATTAAAATCATATGAACAAGCATCAAAATCTATTATAATTTTATAAATATCATCTGGTATTATTTTTTTCTCAAATATTCCAGCCATAAATGCATTTTTTTCAACATCGCTTAATTCTAAAGTATTTAATAGGTTCACATCTTTTTTCACATTTCTATAAAAATCGTATGCTTTTGTTCTATAATCATCATCTGGATCTTTACTGAATTTCCACATTGTTCTTTCCAAAAGAGAAGTCATATCATCTAATTTCAAACTATTAGCCACATCTTTTAATAGTCGCATGATTACTTTATTTTTATTAAATATTTTGAAGGCATTCTCTTTTTCTTCTGCACTGATATTTCTATTACTTAAATCAATATAACCCTTTACCTCATCAACATTTAATACCATAAGGGCTTCCCTATTACCTTCTCGAAAAATATCTTTCACTGATTTAACTCTCCTAGTTGAAACTTCATTATAAGACACCATTGCATCCATATCATCATATTCCAATAATTTAGTATATATACCTGTTTCAGTAATTTTTTCTATTTTGCATATTACTAATTGCTCTTCTTTTGGGAAGGAATCGTTATAGAATCTAAATTTCCTCATTATATATTGATATAATTAAGTATGTATAGAATATTTACTTCAATTTTTATTATCAACTTTATTTCATGCAGTTGATAATAAAAATTGAATTATATACATAATTACATTTTTATTATCAACTTTATTTCATGCAGTTGATAATAAAAATTGAAAAGAATATAGTATATA